CAGTTTGGGAAAAGACTGTTGCCTACGTTTTTCCCGCCACCCCGATCAATATGCTGGTGTACAGTTCATCAGCGTCTGATGTAAATTGTCGTATAGTAATCAGTGGGTTAGGTGAGAATTTTCTACCCATTTCTGAAGCTGTCATTCTGACCAACGGCACGACTGGCGTTCAAACAGTCAACAAATTTTTGCGTATCAACGGGGTGTTGGCAACGGATGCGGTGTATGACAACCCGGTTGGCAATATCATTGTCAGCAACGTCGGCAAAACTGTCACTTACGGGCAAATTAACGCTGGCATAGGAAAATCTCAAGCGGCGGTTTATTCTGTCCCCGCAGGGCACACTTTTTATTTGACTCGCGTTGATGCGTATGTTAGCGAAGCTGGGGGCGGTAGCAACTACAGTTTGTACCGCGTATCTGCTGCGGATAATGTAAACGGAACAACGTATATTGTTTTGCAATCTCCGTTTTTTGGTAATTACAACGCAAGACGCGTAGTACCGTTTCCATACACGGAAAAAACTGATCTTCAGTGGCAATGTGCGGTTGGGACAAGCACCGCGCCGGTTGGCGTAATCATTGAAGGTATTTTGATTAGGAACCCGACGTAATGGCTGCAACTTATAAGTATCTAACCGCCTCGGCCAACGTCAAGCCGATGGCGGGCAAGCTGAAGAGCATTTTCGTATCCGCCGCCAGCGGCACACCTACGATTACGGTTTATAACAGCGCTGCGGCTACCACGACCGACACAATTGTCGGGGTGTTTACGCCAGTGGGCGCGACCAGTTACGTATTCACCGGCGATGAAGGCGGGGTATACTTCAGTTCTGGCTTGTACGTTGTTATCAGCGGAACTGTCGCTGCAACAGTGTTTTTCGAGTAAAGCATGGCAAATACTACGATTTCGGGTTTACCAGCAGCGACTACCCCGCTAGCGGGGACCGAAGTCGTTCCTATTGTCCAAGACGGGGTAACGAAGCAGGTTGCGGTCAGCGATATTGGCGGCGGCGGCGGGTCTGGCTCGGTAATCAGTGTTGCCACGGGTGCCGGACTAACTGGTGGACCAATTACCAGCAGCGGAACTATTAGCCTCGCACCAACGGCAGTTGCCCCTGGCAGTTACACCAACGCCAGCATTACTGTTGACGCATATGGGCGCTTAACTGCTGCGTCTGGTGGCACTTCTACCGTTACCAGCGTTTCTGGTACGGCCAACCAAATTACGGCCAGCGGAGCGTCAGCCGTTACGCTGTCTTTGCCGAATGCGCTGACTTTTACGGGCAAAACGGTAACGGGTGGTACGTTTATCGGCGGCACAGTTAATAATGCGTCTGTAGGGGCTACCACGCCGTCTACAGGGGCATTTACGACGCTATCGGCGTCCACTGGTCAGATTAGCACATCACCGACTAGCGCAAACGATATTGTCAACAAGGCATATGTTGACGCAATTGCTGCGGGTCTGACGTTTCACACCGCCTGTAGTTTGGCAACCATTGCTGCGCTGCCAACGGTAACGTACAACAACGGCACAAGCGGCGTCGGTGCAACGCTGACGGCAACTGCTAACGGTGCTTTGTCGGTTGACTCAGTTACGCCTGGGGCAAATGCTCGAATTCTTGTTAAAGATCAAGCTGCCGGACTTCAAAACGGTGTGTACGTTGTCACGACAGTAGGCGACGGGTCCACCCCGTTTGTGCTGACTCGCGCAACTGACATGAACACGGCTGGCAATGGCTATAACCAAGTCAATGCCGGTAATTATTTCCTGATTACCGCAGGAAGTACGCTTGCGAGCACTTCTTGGGTGCTGACCACGCTGCCGCCCATTACGATGGGCACGACGCCGCTGGTGTTTACGCAGTTTGCAACGGGCGCGTATGCGTACACCAACGGTGCTGGCCTGTCGTTGCTGGGCAACCAATTCAGCGTTAGCAACACGGCGGTAACTGCTGGTGATTACGGCAGTGGCTCGCAAGTTCCGACTTTTTCGGTCAATTCTCGCGGTCAACTGACAGCAGCGGCAAACGCCAATATTGCAATTGCCGGTTCGCAGATTACGTCTGGAACGGTCGCCATTACCAATGGCGGTACGGGTGCGAACTCGCAGCAAGCCGCGCTGAATGCGCTGGCTGGTGCTACAACGGCGGGGTCTTTCCTGCGTGGAAACGGCACAAACGTGTCGATGTCTACGATTCAGGCGTCGGACATTCCAACGCTAAATCAGAACACGACTGGCAACGCAGGAAACCTGACTGGCATTGTTGCAATCGCTAACGGTGGTACGGGGCAAAACACCAAAGCCGCCGGGTTTAACGCCCTCTCGCCTATTACGACTACGGGCGACCTGATTATCGGGACCGGAACCAATGCGTCTGGTCGGTTGGCTGTTGGTACGGTAAATCAGGTTCTTAAATCAAGCGGCACAACAGCTACTTGGGGTGCTGTTTCTTTAGCTACGGACGTCACCGGCAATTTGCCGGTCACAAATCTTAATAGCGGAACGTCTGCATCTAGCACGACGTTCTGGCGCGGCGATGGCACATGGGCCGTCCCTGCGGGCGGTGGCGGAGGTGGGGTTTCTAGTGTTACGGCAACTTCGCCAGTAGCATCTACCGGTGGGTCCACTCCGGTTATTAGCCTATCGGCAGGCTATGGCGACACGCTTAATCCATACGCAAGCAAGACTGCAAAATTTGTTTTAGCAGCACCAAACGCGGCTGCGGGGGTTCCGACTTTCCGCGCTCTAGTTGCTTCAGACATCCCAACACTTAACCAAAACACGACCGGAACCGCCGCAGGATTGTCTGCGACTTTGGCAGTTGGCAGCGGTGGAACAGGCGCGACAACGCTAACCGGTGTCTTAAAAGGCAACGGCACTAGCGCATTTACTGCTGCTACAGCGGGAACGGATTACCAAGCACCGATTACGCTCACCACGACGGGATCTTCTGGCGCGGCTACGTTTGTCGGAAATACGCTTAACATTCCGCAATACGCTGGCGGCGGTGGTTCTCCTGCTGGTTCTAACACGCAAATTCAGTACAACGCTTCTGGATCGTTTGGGGCGTCTGCCAATTTCACGTTTAACGGCAATAATGTCCAAATTAGTGGAAGCGGCGTTAATTTTTATGATGCAAGCGCAAGCGGGCTGGCTGGATTGCGCGCTTCAGCAGGGGGGACTTTAGGAACAGATAGTTTTGATGTTTATCAAACTACATCTGCTGCTGCTGTTAATAATAGGGCTAACACTCCTATTATATTTTACGTTGCCGCCAGTCAAGAAATGCTTCTCAATTCTACTGGATTGGGAATTGGAGGCAACACCCCAGGGTCCAAACTTGACGTAAAAGGAACGCTTCGCCTTTCGGGTTCTTCATCTGGTTATGTAGGATTCGCACCTGCTGCTGCTGCTGGATCGACCACATACACGCTGCCAAGCGCTGATGGTACTTCTGGTCAGGTTCTGTCTACTAACGGAACGGGTACGCTGTCTTGGGCTACCGCTGGTGGTGGAGGCGGTTCTGGAACAGTTACCAGCGTCGGATTGTCTGCGCCGTCAATCTTTACAGTTACGGGTTCCCCGGTCACGTCTTCTGGCACTTTAGCGCTTTCTTATTCTGGTACAGCGTTGCCTGTAGCAAACGGCGGGACTAATGCTACTACCGCAAGCATTACGTCTTTTAACAATATTACTGGCTACACCGCTGCTGGCGCTACTGGAACAACTAGCACCAATCTGGTTTTCAGCACAAGCCCGACAATTACTACGGCAGTTTTGACCAACCCAACGGTTACCAACTACGTTGAAACGCTGTACACCGCCAACACTGGCACCGCAATTACGGTGGATCTGGCAAACGGTACGGTTCAAAACCTGACGCTTACCGGCAACGCTACGATTACCATGCCTACTGCTGTAGCGGGCAAATCGTTTATTATTATCTTGTCTCAAGACGCTACAGGTAGCCGCACCGTTACATGGTCAACGGTATCTTGGCCCGCCGCTACAGCGCCAACGATTACTAGCACCGCAAGCAAAAGGGATATTTATTCCTTCTTTTCTAACGGAACTAGTTGGTTTGGCACAACCATTGGGCAGAACTACACATAATGTTTGCTGCATCTAAATCAGGACGGGCTGTTGCCGCAACGGCAACGGACCCGTATTTCAAATACGTTCCGCTGCTGCTTGAAACAACCAGCACAAACGGCCAACAGAACAACACATTCTTAGATTCCAGCACCAACAATTTCACCATCACCCGCAACGGAACCCCGACGCAGGGTTCTGTGACTCCGTACTGGCCCAATGGGTATTGGAGTAATAATTTCAACGGCAGTTCGGATTATCTCACTACACCAGCAAATGCGGCATTTGCTTTTGGAACTGGTGACTTTACGATTGAAGCGTGGGTAAACACAAACTCAAGCGCAACGCAACGAATTGTAAGCGCGGCAAACGGTTCGGGCCAGCCGTATGAATTTTTGATGGTAAATAGCGGAAGCAACATTTATCTTAATTTTTTTGACGGCACAACTGACACCGGCACAGGCACAAATTACGTCACACAGAATCAATGGGTTCACGTTGCTGTTTCACGGCAAGGCACAGCGTTAAAAGTTTTTATTAACGGGACGGTTTACGGCACTTCAACCAATAACACCAACTTAACCAATGCTGGTGTTCTGACAATTGGCCGGTATTCCCCATCTGCTGCTAATTACTTTTCTGGGTACATATCCAATCTTCGGATTGTTAAGGGCGTTGCGGTTTATACGGGTAACTTTACTCCACCAACAACCCCACTTGCCGCTACGCAATCTGCTGGTACAAACATATCTGCAATCACCGGAACAGCAACATCGCTGCTAACCTGCCAAAGCAATCGGTTTATTGATAACAGCAGCAACAACCGAACAATCACTGTCGTTAGCACTCCCAAGGTCCAAGCCTTCCAGCCGTTCTCCCCGCCGGCATCGTATACCGCTGCGGCGTATGGGGGGAGTGGGTATTTCAATGGGTCAAGTGATTATCTTGACGCAGGAAGTAGCACCGCGTTTGTCATGGGTTCAGGCGACTGGACCGTGGAAAGCTGGGTTTACCCAACAAGCACAAGCGTAGGGCATTGGATGTATTTGCAGGGCAATGCTTCAGCATTTGCTGCAATCAGGATTGGATGCCAGTCAAATCAAGTGTTTTTGTTGATAAGCACAAACGGCACGACTTTTACTATTTCATCTGGGCTTGTTGGAACCGTTCCAATTAACTCTTGGACTCATCTTGCTGTTACTCGCTCTGGTACAACCGTAACTTTGTACGTCAACGGAACTTCCATTTACACAAGTACCGCGTTAAGCACTTCGGCCCTAATGACCGGGACGTATAACTTAGTGGGACGCATTGACCCAACCAATCTTCAATATTTTACGGGTTATGTAAGCAATCTTCGTTTAGTCAAAGGCACAGCGGTCTACACTGCCAACTTCACCCCTCCAACAACCCCGTTAACAGCAATCACAAACACCAGTCTGTTGCTCAACTTCACCAACGCAGGAATCTACGACGCGGCGGCGCAGAACAATGCGATAACAGTAGGCAGCGCACAGGCCAGCACTACTGTAGCCAAGTGGTCCCCGACGAGCATGAAGTTCAACGGGACTACGGATTATTTAAATCCTCCAAGCAATCCTGCTTTTGCGTTTGGGACTGGTGATTTCACCTTAGAGTGCTGGATATATGCGACGGCGGCAAGCGACTCGGCTATTTATGAAGGCAGGGCTTCTGGAACAGGGGCTACCGGATTCACATTGACTGCTTTTAGTTCAAGCGTGATTCGTGTGTTTACCAATGGTACGGCCATTATTTCCAGTTCAGGAACGACATATTTGAACCAATGGACGTATGTGGCTGTTGTTCGGGCGTCAGGCACTACAACGCTATACATCAATGGCAGTTCAGTGGGCACATCAGCGGGTATGGGGAATCTGACAGACACAACGCCATTGGTTGGCGCGGGACGGTATACGGGGTTGACCACACCAAGCTCGTTCTTTACCGGGTACATCCAAGATTTCCGCATTACCAAAGGTATTGCCCGTACCATCACAACGCCCACAGCCGCGTTCCCCACGAGGTAACCATGCAACTTGCTAACCAAGACCTCATCATCAAAGACCACACAGAGTGGTTCCCGAACACCTCATTTGGTGACCGTGGTCCGTCGCTTGATTGGGTCGCTGAAGAGGGGTACTACGTCATCTCTGTGTGGAAAGACCACGACCAGAAGACTGAGAAACTTGTCTCTGCTGCCCCGCATCTGTATGACGGGATGTGCTGTCTGGTTAACGTTGAGCCTCTGACCGCTGAAGAACTTCAGGCACGAATTGACACGCAATGGTCCGTAGTTCGTAATCAACGTAATCAAATGCTCAAAGATACGGATTGGACGCAACTTGCAGACGCTCCGGTTGACAAAACAGCATGGGCAACGTACCGGCAAGCGTTGCGAGACATTACCACGCAGACAGATCCGTTTAACATTGTTTGGCCTTCACAAAATTTAGCGGAGCCTGGAAATGCCAGTTAACTTATCGCCCGTAGCGGGGGCCGCGCAACAGTTCTTTAGCAACAGCGGAGTTCCGCTTGCAGGTGGTTTGTTGTACACCTACGCGGCTGGCACGACCACGCCGCTGGCAACTTACACGACCGCTGCTGGCACGACCGCCAACAGCAACCCGATTGTCCTTAACTCCGCCGGGCGGCTAAGTAACGAAGTTTGGCTAACGTCTACGCTGACGTACAAGTTTATCCTCAAGGATTCCGATGGCGTCACGATTGCGACCTACGATGACATCCCCGGAATTGGCAGCGCAAACGGCCTGACTAGCGGAACATCAATCCTTGCTGGCAATGGCAGCGGTGGGTTTAACAACGTAGTTATCGGGTCCAACCTAAGTTTTGTTGGCGGCACGTTGTCGGCTACAGCAAGCGGTGGCAGTGGTGTAACCTCGGTTGCGCTTACCGCGCCCGCAGCATTTACCGTCACCGGCAGTCCGGTTACTACGACTGGTACGTTGGCGATTGCTTATTCTGGAACGCCTATTCCTATTACTAGCGGTGGAACTGGCACAAGTACGACCGTTCCCAATGGCGTGATGGTAGCCCCCGGCGTAGGCGGGCCTAGTGCGACTTCTATGGGTTTTATTGCGCCGGGAACTGCTGGAAACGTATTGACCAGCAACGGATTGGTTTGGAATAGCGCACCACCTACTGTGTCAACCACAGCGCTTGGCATCGGAACCTATTGTTTCTGCCGCGCAAGTTCATTCCCGTTTGGCGCTATCCAACCGGGCAATGATATCGCCGGTTCGTATCTAATTCCGACAAGCACCTACAACAACCTTTCATACACCACCGCGTTAAGTGGCACGTGGCGCTGCATGGGTTATTTGGATAGCACAACAAGCATGACCTTGTTTCTCAGAATCTCGTAGTGTAAGATAACCGTACTGGCGCGGCACACCAGGGAATCCAAGGATTCAAAATGTCCGAAGAAGTAGTAGCGTCTGAAGCGGAAGTAGCGCCCGCGCCGGAACTGGATGTCACGGCGACTCCAGAACCTGTAGATACGCCGGAAGTTGCGCCCAAGACATTCTCGCAAGAGGAACTTGATGCGGCAATTCAGAAACGCCTCGCAAGAGAACAGCGAAAGTGGGAGCGTGAGCGTCAAGCACCGCCGCCCGTTGCCGTTGATGTTCCGCCTGTAGATCAGTTTGATTCGGTTGATGCGTATGCAGAAGCCAAAGCAATCAAACTAATCGAGCAGCGCGAACAGCAGCGTCAACAAGCGGAGATTCTTGAAAAGTATCACGACCGTGAAGAAGAAGCGCGAACAAAGTACGATGACTTTGAACAGGTCGCGTACAACCCAACGCTTAAGATCACGACCGTGATGGCGCAAGCGGTTCAAGCCTCTGATGCTGGCCCTGATATAGCCTACTATCTCGGGTCCAATCCAAAAGAAGCGGATCGTATTTCCCGTCTTAGCCCGATTTTGCAGGCAAAGGAGATTGGACGCATTGAGGCTAAAATAGCCACAGATGTTCCGGTCAAACGTTCTACATCAGCGCCCGCACCAATTAGTCCAGTAACTGCAAGAACTTCAGGCAATCCTAGTTATGATACGACCGATCCTCGGTCTACTAAGACCATGACTACCTCGGAATGGATTGAAGCAGAAAGGCAACGCCAGACTAAAAAGTGGCAAGCCCAGAACCGCTAATTTAGGACTCTAAAGTCGGGAAAGTTCTCAGAAAGACATCTTTTTCTAACTGTAAATCTATGAACGCCAGTAGCCTTAGCTGCTTCCGCAAAGGAGCGGTACTCAACCCCAAACACGCTGCACCTAGTGTTGCGATGATGGGTAAGGCTACGCGCCTCTTTCGACGTTTCGCTGTGAGCGGCGCGTTGAAAGTAGGGACGTTTGCGGCCAGACAGTGCGGCGCTTTGTTTAGCCTTGGTTTCTTCGGAAGTAATCTTCCCAAGTCGGCTTTGGCGAATTTTTTCCCGCGTTTCGGGTGTTCGGACGTAATTTCCGTATATTCCAGCGTGTCTGTCAGCAAAATGTTCTTTAGGCGTCAAACATTCAAGATTTTCAACTCGGTTGTCAGTTTTGTCTCCGTTGATGTGATGAATATGTTTGCTAGAATCAAACGATTCAAGCCAACAAAAAGCCACGGCGCGGTGCATAAGACGACGACGTCCAAGCATCAAGTACCCTTGATTGTGTTGGCCCGGAGTATAGGGAAGAAACTTTCTGAGAACTTTTCCGCAGCGCGAAACGGCGTAAAGGTGGTCGAAGAATCGGTATTCGATTCCGTCTACGGTTATGCTAATCATGCTGTACCCTCAAGGTGGCTAAGGAATCTTAATTCTAACTTCTTTTTGAAAGGAATGCAAACGTGAGTAATTCGATCCTAACAATCGATATGATCACTCGGAAGGCTCTCGAAATCCTTGAGAACAACCTTGTGATCACCCGTAACGTGAACCGTCAGTACGACGACAGTTTTGCTGTCGAAGGTGCCAAGATTGGTTCGACTCTGCGTATTCGTCTGCCCGACCGCGCTCTGGTAACTGACGGTGCCGCCCTGCAAGTTCAGGACGACAACGAGCAGTTCACGACCCTGACTGTTTCGACCCAAAAACACATCGGCGTCAACTTCACCAGCGCCGAACTGACCATGCAGTTGGATGACTTCGCAGAGCGCGTTCTCAAGCCGCGTATCTCGCAGTTGGCCTCCAGCATCGACGCCGACGTTGCCAATGCGTACAAGAACATCTACGCATCGGTTGGCACCCCCGGCACCACTCCAGCTACTTCGCTGGTTCTGTTGCAGGCGCAACAGAAACTGAACGAAGCCGCTGCTGTGATGTCGCCACGTTATGCAACGGTTAACCCCGCTGCTAACGCTGGTCTGGTCGAAGGCATGAAAGGTCTGTTCAACCCAACGGATACCATCAGCAAGCAGTTCAAGAACGGCATGATGGGCACTGGTGTTCTCGGGTTTGACGAGATCAATATGTCTCAGTCGATCAAGCAGCACACGACTGGTAACTGGGGCACCTCGATCACCGTTACTTCGACGGTTTCGACCCAAGGCCAATCGACGCTTGGTATCTCGTTCACCGGCTCCAGCAAAACCTGGAACGTCGGCGACGTGTTTACTGTCGCTGGCGTGTACGCGGTTAACCCGCAGACCCGCGAATCGACTGGTTCGCTCCAGCAGTTCGTTGTAACTCAAGCCGCGACGGGTTCGTCCACCGCCACCCTGAACATTTCGCCAGCGCTTTACACCGCTGACAATGCTCTGGCAACGGTTGATTCCTTCCCGCAAGCGTCTGCTGTTGTGACCATGCTTGGTTCGGCTGCGACTCAGTACCCGCAGAACTTGGTCTACCACAAGGACGCAATCACGTTCGCTACGGCTGACCTCCTGCTGCCGCAGGGTGTTGACATGGCTTCGCGTGCTGTCCACAACGGTATCAGCCTTCGTGTCGTGCGCCAGTACGATATCAATAACGACCGTCTGCCATGTCGTATTGACGTTCTGTATGGCTTTAGCACGATCCGTCCACAAATGGCTTGCCGCCTCTGGGGTTAACCATGAGTTACAACACCGGCAACATCGTCAAGCTAAGCGTTATCTCGGTAACGCTGACGCCCGCCGCTGTAGCCGCAAACACTTCGGCAGAACAGACATTCACGGTTAACGGACTTCAGCCCGGCGACCATGTGTCTTGCAACAAACCCACGGCCCAAGCGGGCCTTGGGATTGTTGGCTGCCGAGTGTCTGCCGCTAACACGCTGGCAATTACGTTTGGCAACTTTACCGCATCGTCTATCACTCCAACCGCCGCGCAGGTTTATTCCTTCTTGGTGGCGCGTCCTGATAGCACGTTGACTGACGCAAATCTTCCTTAAAGGATCTTGAATCATGGCTCTCCCTAACGGTGCTGGTGGTTACCAGCTTGGCGACGGCAACCTGAACGAAGTTGTTCTCGGTTACCAAGCCGCTCCTCAATCCGTTGCTGCTACGGCAACTCTTACCGCCGCGCAAGTCGCGTCTGGTGTTCTGTTGGTTGGTTCGGGCGCTACCGCCGCGCAAACCTACACGCTACCCACCGGGGCGTCTTTGGATGCGCTAGTGTCTAGCGCCAAGGTAAACAGCACGTTTGAACTAACGCTGGTAAACTTGGGCACTGGTTCTGGTACGGCAGCGCTTGCTGTTGGTACTGGTGTTAGTGACGGTGGCAACGCACTTGTTGCTATCTCTGCTACTTCCAGCGGGCGCTTTATGTTCCGTCGGACCGGCGATTCGACTTACGTCGTTTATCGCGTCTAAGTCTGAGGGAGGAGGCCACAAGCCTCCTCCCGTTTATTGAGGTTTACGATGGCGACATATTCGGCTGGTGATCAGATCAACCGCGCCCTGCGTCTGTTGGGTGTCCTAGCAGAGGGTGAAACGTCATCGGCGTCAGTGATGCAAGATTCACTGATGGCAATGAATCAGATGATTGATTCATGGAACACTGAACGTTTGTCAGTGTTCAACACGCAAGACCAGACGTATCTCTGGACACCAGGATTTATCACGCAGACGCTTGGTCCGTCTGGTGACTTTGTTGGCAACCGCCCGATCCTGCTGGATGATTCAACGTATTTCCGCGATCCGTCTACAAACGTGTCGTACGGAATCAAGTTCATCAATCAACAGCAGTACGACGGCATCGCGGTCAAAACCGTAACGTCCACTTATCCACAGGTGATGTGGATCAACATGGAATACCCCAACATCACGATGACGATCTACCCGAAGCCCACGCGGGTTTTGGAATGGCACTTCATCAGTGTTGAAGAACTTTCCGCGCCGGCCACACTGGCGACTATTCTTGCTTTCCCGCCAGGATACCTGCGGGCGTTCACTTACAATTTGGCGATGGAGATCGCGCCTGAGTTTGGCGTTGAGCCATCAGAGCAGGTTAAGCGCATCGCCATGACCAGCAAGCGCAATTTAAAGCGCATCAATAACCCTGACGATGTGATGTCGATGCCATATGCAATCGTTGCGACGCGGCAGCGTTACAATATTTTTGCTGGCAATTTCTAATGCACACCCCTATTTTAGGAAGCGCATACGTCGCCCGCAGCATTAACGCTGCGGATAATCGGTGCGTGAACTTGTTTCCTGAGATTGTGCCAGAGGGAGGCAAAGAGCCAGCGTTCCTTAACCGCGCTCCAGGCTTGACCCTTCTTGCTACCGTTGGCACTGGTCCCATTCGTGGGTTGTGGACGTTTAACGGTGTTGGTTATGTAGCCAGTGGTTTGGAACTTTACAAGATTACTAGCGGATACGTCGCCACCAAACTAGGCGACATTTCCGGCACTGGCCCTGTTGTCATGGCCGACAACGGCGGTGTGTTGTTTATAGCGTGTAACCCAGACGGGTACATCTATAACTCTTTAACCGGTAACTTTCAAAAGATCACAGACCCCGATTTTGCGGGCGCGGCTAAAGTCTACTACTTCAACACATTTTTTGTTTACTTAGAACCAGACTCGCAGCAGTTTTATTGGGTAAACTCGATTACGGTTGACCCTACTACGCTCGGCGTTGCCTACGTTTACCCGTTGGTTTTTGATTTGACCAACGTTGGAACCGCCGAAGGCTCTCCAGACGGTCTGGTTAGCATGATCGTTGACCATAGCGAACTGTGGTTGTTTGGAACAAACTCGGTTGAAGTCTGGTACAACGTAGCAGACACGGATCAGCCGTTCCAACGCATTCAAGGTGCGTATAACGAAATTGGTTGCGCCGCTACATTTTCTGTAGCCAAACTAGATAATGGTCTGTTCTGGCTGGGCGCTGACGCTCGCGGGCAAGGCATCGTTTACCGTTCAAACGGCTACACGGGCCAACGCGTAAGCACCCATGCGATTGAATACGCGATTGCTCAGTATGGCAACATCAGCGACGCTGTTGCGTACACTTACCAACAGGAAGGCCACGCTTTTTACGTCCTGACGTTCCCATCGGCTAACGCCACTTGGGTGTACGACGTATCCACACAAGCGTGGCACGAACGAGCGGCGTTTTCTAACGGTCTGTTTTTGCGGCACCGCAGCAATTGTCAAATGGCGTTTAACAGCAAAATCGTTGTTGGCGACTTTGAAAATGGCAACTTGTACGCGTTTGATTTAGACATCTACGCTGATAACGGCAGCGCTCAAAAATGGTTGCGCTCTTGGCGGGCGCTGCCTACCGGCCAAAACAACCTAACCCGCACCGCGCATCACAGTCTGCAACTGGACTGCCAAAGCGGTGTTGGGTTAAACGGTGGTAGTGAAACCGAACCGACATATTTGCTGACTAATGATGGTTTGTTTATTACCACCGAAGGCGGCGATTACTTGGTCAGCGTTGCGGGTGATGTGTACACGTTAGGGGCTGACCCGCAGGTCATGTTGCGCTGGTCGGATGACGGCGGGCACACTTGGTCTAACGAACATTGGGCGACTCTTGGCAAGATCGGCGTCTACCAACAGCGGGTGTTTTGGCGGCGTTTGGGCATGACGCTCAAACTGCGCGACCGAGTTTACGAGTTGTCTGGAACCGATCCGGTCAAGATTGCCATTATGGGGGCTGAACTGCACTTGAGCGGGACGACCGCCTAATGGTTAATAACATCACCCAGATCCCTGCGCCTCGCGTAAGTTTTATTGACGAACGCACTGGGCTAATGTCGAGGGAGTGGTATCGGTTTTTTCTTAATCTGTTTACGCTGACTGGCTCCGGTTCTAACACGACCGCGATTGAAGACTTTAACTACGACCCGATTGGCTCGCAGGTTAGCGAACTGTACAACATGGTCAATACGCTGGAACTCGGGCCGGTTGGTCAGCCCGCGTTTGATAGCGGCGTTGTTCAGGTTAACACCGGCACAGGACTGACCGGCGGTCCAATTGTTTCTACCGGCACAATCAGCATTGACAACACAGTTGTAACGCTGACCGGCACGCAAACATTGACCAACAAGACCCTTACTGGTCTTGATAGCGGCTCAACAGTCAAGGATAGCGCTGGCAATCTGTATGGCTTTGGTTTTCGGACGATGCCGCAGTCAAGCAACACCAGCGGGACGCTGGTCTTATCCGATAGCGCCAAGCATCTTTACTTGACCGGCAACGTTACGGTCCCGCCTAACAGCGCGGTGGCGTTTGATATTGGTACGGTCATTAGCGTGGTAAGCAACGCCACCGCGCTGGTCATCCAAGCTGGATCGGGCGTTACGCTCAAACTTGCCAATTCAGCGTCTACTGGCAACCGATCTGTCGCGTCTAACGGTGTCGCCACCATGATCAAGGTTGCGGTCAACACTTGGTACGTTTTCGGCTTGGGTGTGACATGAGCGGTTTTCTGGGTATGTTTACCTATGGCGGCGCGGCGACTGTGCCGTCTGAATATATTGCTTACTCAACTAGCATTGTTGGCCGTCGAGTGTCTGCCTATCCGTGGTCTGACTCCACTGGATTTGGGACAATTTACAGTACCACCGCGTCTATTAACACGCTAACAAACGAAGCATCGCGTCTGTCTTTTACCAAAGATAACTCGCTGTTTAGTTTCAGCAACACGACCAGCCCTTACGTCCACGTTTGGCCTTGGTCATCGTCTGGCTTTGGAACCAAGTATGCCAACCCAACTAGCGCACTATCACCAACCGGCGCGGGTACAGCGGGGCATACTTGGACGCCTGCAACAGATGCGTTTCTAACCATTAACATTGCGTCGCCCAACAGCGCACCGCAAGCCTGGGTGTGGTCGGGTGGGTTTGGAACCAAGTACGCCAACGGTGCAAACGTCGCCGGTTTGGGTGCTGGTATCAGTATCAATGCTGCCGGTACGCAGGTTGTTGTATCCCACGCCGGCAGTCCGTACATTTCCATGTATCCGTGGGCCAGCGGGTTTGGCACCAAGTACAGCAACCCGGCCACGCTTCCAACCGGCGCGCCCACATCGGGAACTGGACCCCCCAACGGTGTAAACGTAGGATTTAACCCAATCAGCAACGATGTGGCGATTGGTCATTCGGTGTCGCCTTTTATCACAACGTATCCCGTGACTGGCGCTGGATTTGGGACTAAATATGCTGACCCATCATCGCTGCCGGTAGGAACAACGGATTCTCTTAAATTTGCATCAACCGGCACGTTGTTGGGCGCGGGGTCTGCAACGTCGCCTTTCATCACGGTTTGGAATTGGTCGTCAGGGTTTGGTTCTAAGTATTCCAACCCAACCACGTTGCCAACGACGGCGACAACATCAATGGATTGGTCAAGCACTGCTGATAGTATTGTGACAGCGGGAAATACAACAACTCCGTACACTTCTGTCTACCCTTGGTCTGGCGGATTTGGCACTAAGTATTCAGACCCCGGAACGCTTCCCAACCTTGCTTTGGCCGTGTCCTTTTCCAATCAATCAAGATGATCACAAACGACGAAAAACTAGCCTCAGCGGTTATGAACGCTTACTACCGTGAGATGGAAATCCACGGATATCAAGTAAATATTGATAACTATTCTGCTATGCTACTGGCATTGCCATCGGATGACTGGCCGCAGGATTGGGTAGCGTTTAAGGGCGTCAAAGTCGAGGATCTGCCGCATTCGTTGTCGGATGACGATGTTCAGGCAATCAGCGACTACCAATATCGCGACCGTTTGCGTTCGTTGGTCAGGACCGAAAAGGCAGAGCAAAGTAAGTCTATCAGGATTAGGGACGTTCTCAAGGCTCAGATCGGCGACAACTACGACGCGCTGGTCTTGGCTTATAAGGCAGCGCAACCATGACTGTAACCGTTAAAGTCTTGATCCCGGCGAAGTTGGCTGAACCCAATCAGACCACGCAGTACACCGCCAACGGTGTGGTGGCGCTGATTGACAAGTTTACCGCGACCAACTTCAGCGCATCAGCGGCTACGATTAGCGTCAACTTGGTCACGGCAGCAGACGCGGCGGGTAATCAAAACCTGATAGTCAAAACCAAGACGCTACAACCAGCAGAAACGTACACGTTCCCCGAGATCACCGGCGCTGCGCTTGGGCCTAGCGGCTTTATCAGTACCATCGCGGGGACGGCATCAGCGATCAACATCCGAGCTAACGGGCGGGAGATTACATAATGAACATCTTTAAAAGATTGGTTAGCAAAGTAAGTGACGAACTCGCTGGTCTAGACGATACAGTCCGTGAACGAATCCCTGGCGGCTGGACAATTCCGGCGCTTTTGGCTGGTGGGTATTATTTTGCCCCAGAGATTGGCGCGTTCTTTAATTCGGCAACCGGCTCAACCGTAGCCGCCGCTGAAGTTGCGGGTGGGGAAGCGGCAATTAACTCTGCGTTGACTAGCGGCGGGCTTACTGGAACTAACGCATTAACTGGGGCGGAAGCACTCAGCACAATCCCAACAAATTATCTTGCCGCTGGCGCCGACACTGCTTCATCCATGTTTCCTTTGACAGGTGGAGCAGGAATCCCTGTGGGCGCGGAAGCAACTGGGTTGATGTCTTACCTTCCGTCGGGTATTTCGCCTAGCACAGCTCTTTCTGTTGGTAGTTCCCTTGTCGGCGCGCTTGGGTCAACCGCTGCCGCTCGGTCTATGTCCAGCGCCAACCAAGCAATAGCTGATTCAAACTACAGAATTTTTCAAGAACAAAAAGCACTTCAAGAGCCTTGGCGGGCCGCAGGTGTAGAGGCGCTTAACAAACTGCGCTCACCAGAAATGCAGTTTACGCCTTTTTCAGCTGACAAATTTCAGACTGACCCAGGTTACGCCTTCCGGTTGTCTGAAGGTATTAAGGGTTTGAACAACGCCGCTGCCGCTCGCGGTGGATTGTTGTCTGGCGGCACGTTAAAGGCTACGGAACGCTTCGCGCAAGGCTTGGCGTCGCAGGAATACCAAAACGCTTACGACAGGTACAACAAAGATTACAGCATGAAATTGGCCCCGCTACAGACATTGGCGGGTTATGGTCAAGGTGCTACAAATAACTTGGCTGGCGCTACTAACACCTACGGAACTAATCAAGCAGAAACGTTAGCAAATAGGGGCAACATTGGCGCGTCTTCGTACTTGGGCGCGGCTGATGCTCTTGCGCGTGGTGCAAGTCAATATCTGAGAAACGAAAGCGACAACGCTCTCATCGCCGCGTTGAACAGGAGGTAAGAAAATGCCGCTTAACACCAACCTCCTCCGCGCCCCAGCAGGTATTGAGTTTCCTGATCAGTTAGCGCGTATGGCTACGGTTGAGCAGATCAAGTCTGCTCAGGCCAATCAAGAAACGGCGCGTCTGGCTCAACAAACGCGTGAACTAGAATTGGCTGACAAAGAAGAAGCAAAAACTATTCTTGGCCAAGTATCTTTGCAGATAAAGTCTGACGAAGACTTGCCAAGCGCCAGAAATTTGATTACTGGTTTGCAATCGCACCCAAACAAAATTGTACGGGAAGTGGGCGCGCGTCTAAAGCAAGACCTTGACATATACGATGCTGAAGAAGCGTATATCAGAGCAAATCCCGGTCAAGTTAAAGTTGGTGGAATAGTTGGACCTGATGGGCAGTCTGCGCCGGTCAACAACCTTGCGCCAAAAATGGGCGCGTCAAACGCGTTAATCCCTGCTGAATTTCAAACAGCAATCGCCGAAGAAAGAGACAAAGCTAACAGGTTGGCGCGGTATTGGGAAATGCGATCTTTACGGAATCCAAAATATGCATCTCAAGCCAAAGACGCGCGCGAGTATTCAAATAAATTTGGCGGCGTCCAAGAATACGGAACGGACAAACTTTTGATGGGGCCTGGGGGAGTTTCTATGACGACGCCTGCCCCGCGTCCTACGCCGTCTGCGTTGTCAAGACTTCTTGCCGAACTAGACGCTTTGCCCGCCGGGGACCCAAAAAGAAAAATTTACGAAGCAGAAATTTTAAAGCAGACCACGCACCCTGCGCCTGTAAACGTCAATGTATCTACTGGTAAAAAGTACAGCGAAACATTTGCTGGAGAACTTGCCAAAGGTGATATTAAATTGCGAGATTCGGCAATAGCGGCCCCAGACGCCGTAGCTAATGCTGACCGCGTTTTAGATGTACTTAACAAAGGTAAATTTATTGCCGGTCCAGGCGCGGAATGGAAACTTAAAGCGGCAAAAGGATTGAACATTGTTGGTGTAAACAATGATGAACTGATTGCTAACACAGAACAGCTTCAAAAAGGTCTGGCTACGCAAACTTTGGACGCCATTAAAACTTCTGGTCTTGGTACAGCGCAAGGGTTTACTGACAAAGATTTGGTGTTCTTAGAAAAAGCTAGAAGCGGCAACATAGAAATGACGCCGCAAACTTTACGAATGACCGCTGAATTGTCTAAAAAAGCCGCCGAAGCCACCGCAAATAAATGGAACACCCGCGTAACGCAAATTCCTAAGTCTGCGGTTGAAGGTACAGGGATTTCTGTTGAGCCTATACAGGTATCTAAAAAACCTGCGGCTTCCGCATCTAAAGCCCCCGCAGGTGTTCCGCAAGATGTTTGGGATGTTATGACGCCAGAAGAGAGGAAACTATGGCAGAAATGACGCTTGACCAACAACGCGCGATTGCCATGGCAAGAGCGCGGTTGCGGTTACAACAGCCTAATTTTACGCCGCGCGAAGCTACGCCCGCTGACATCCCAGGCGCGATAGAACAACCGACGCCAGCACCGGACGGTCGCGGAATTCTCGACTACATTGTAGGCGGCCCAGAAGCCGCGCTGTCTGCCGTGACCGGTGCGGCGGCGGTTCCCATCGCAGCGGGCGCAGGCATCTTGACCGGCAAGATGGGTCAGCCAAACCAAGATGTGACAGGACGAGTATTGGGCGCCATTCAATACCAACCGCGCAGCCAAACTGGTCAAGACATACTAGGCGCTGTTGAATCTCTTAAACTGCCGCCGTTTATGCCAATGATGGGTGGCGCTACTCTTCAGCCACAGCCAAACGCGCTGCGGCAAAATTTGCAGCTAGCCAAAGAATCAGCCGCGCCAGTTACAAATGCTCTTAACGCCGCCCGTCAAGGTGTTGCTACCGGCGCTCAAAACGTAATGACCGGCGCTGCTGCGTTGGCGTCTGGCAAACCTCAAGAAGCGCTTAAACAAGCATACCAAGCAGGTAAAGAAGGCAACAAAGCGTTTGCGGAAAACCTTCGCGGTAACGTGCCGCCGACTGAAATGCTGACGGCGGTCAAAGAAGGACTTTCTAAGATTCAAGACGCCAACGCGGTGGCGTATCAAACTGCCAAAACTGGTTGGGCGGCTGATAAAACTCCGTTGGACTTTACGCCGATTGACACCGCGTTTGAAAAACTTAAAGCATCGTTAGAACAACGCGGCAAATCTAAAATCGGCGCGGGTGAGCAAAAGGTTGTCGATGAAATAGGTAAGGTTTTAGACGAATGGCGCAGCGACCCTGAAGCCAGAACCACGCTAGATCTTGACGCTCTGAAGCAACGCCTTGACGCGGTGTATCCGGACAGCCCCGCGTATCGTCAAGCGCGCCGCGCGGTAACTGACATCAGCAACGCTGTCAAAGATACGATTATCAAACAAGCGCCGGATTACGCCGAAGCGATGAAGAGTTACGGCGAACAACTTGATTTGATGAGAGACATCAACCGCGCGCTTGGTACGGGAGAAAAAGTAGCTACTGAGACCGCGATCAATAAAGTGATGAGTTTGGTTAAAAACAAACCATCGAGCGACTACAAACGGCAACTTGTTCAGCAACTTAAAGAACAAGGCGGCGCCGACATCATGCCTATGGTGGCCGGACAAGAACTGTCTGGATACGCCCCGACAGGCTTTGGCCGCTTGAGCGCCATCGGCGCGGGCGGCATGGCGTATCTTGCCAGCCACCCAGAACTTGCGCTCGCGCTTCCGTTGACTTCGCCGCGTTTGATGGGTGAAGCATTCTACGGCGCGGGTCGGGTTACCGGCGCTAAAAATCGTGCGATTGGCGCGGCCAACCGTATGATTTTTGGTGAACAGCCGTCTACCAATATGCTTCGCAATAATCAGCCTGACTAATTATGGTTACCCTAGCTGAAGTGGATCACAAAATTGACTCGCACGTTGACGTTTGCGCTGTGCGATACGAAGGTATTGAAAAGGAAACGCGTGGCATTCACGCCCGAATCAAGCGCCTTGAGCAGATCCTGATCTCGGGCGGCGGCGCTATTATTATCCTATTGCTGACAATGATTTTGAAAGGCCATTGATGGCTGACTTCGGCCCCGCGTTTGACAAGATGATAGCCGACGAAGGCGGCTATCAACTGACCAATATACCGGGCGACCGGGGAGGAATGACCTATGCTGGCATCGCTCGCAACCCGAACCCTGACTGGCCTGGGTGGGCTTTGGTTGACCGTAAGGAGTTTGGTGGACCGCTTACATCTATGGTTCGGGAGTTTTATCGCCAGCGCTTTTGGAACGTGGTTAGAGGCGATGAGATCCGCGACCAAGCTATCGCGGAAACCATCTTCAACTTCGCCGTAAATACCGGCACAAGCGTAGCGATCAAACTGGCGCAGGTCATTGTAGGAGCGACTCCAGATGGCGGTATCGGTCCTAAGACAGTTGAACTTCTTAATAAATGCACGGCGGAAAAGTTCCTTCCTTCTTACGCAATTAGCAAGATCCAGCGCTACGCCAACATCTGCAACCGAGACCGAGGACAGTCCAAATTCCTTCTCGGCTGGATCAACCGCACCCTCGCAGGACTCAAGTAATGGATCTGATCGGGATAGGGAGCATCATTGATGGCGTGGGAAAGATTGCTGGCGACCTTATTACGACGGATAAGGAGAAAATGCAGCTTGAACTTGAAGGGCGCAAACTTGACCTTGAACAAGCCAGAATTGATCAAGCCACAGATCTTGCACAAGTTGAAGTTAATAAAATAGAGGCCGGATCGTCCAACCTGTTCGTCAGCGGTTGGCGTCCCGCTGTCGGATGGGTAGGCGTCGCTGGCGTGGCGTATCAGTTTCTGGGTTACCCACTGATGCAGTGGATCTGGGCGTTTGGGCAGGGCGTTGACCTCATCCCTAAAGGTCTAGCCCCGCCGCCAGACCTTCAGGTTGAACAGTTGATGACTTTACTGGCCGGCCTGTTGGGTTTCGGCGGTATGCGCTCCTTTGAAAAGTCCAAGGGAGTCGCGGCGAAGTAAGTCGCGGTACGCCCCAATCGCGGTTTTGAGATCGGCGTTTAGCGCTTCGATCTCGACGTTGAGCATCTGCATCCGTTCGGTTGATTCCTTGGCAAATGCGACAAGGTTCTCGTAGCGCCACGTTGCGAAGTCAGTCATGGTTGTTTAGCCTCTTGAAGTAGTTCGATCCGCTCGCGCGACGCGCGTAGCGTGTTATAGCGTTGGTGAATGCGGCGAAGGATGCTGGCTCGGCCTTCAGTGGCTTTCTCATGCTCCAACATCGCCAATACCATCTCTTCGTTCAGCGTTCTCAGGGCCACGTTCAAGCCCCGCCAAGTGTGATTCAAGTCGCACCTCTAACTCTTTAAGTGTTTCTACGACGCGGTTGTAGTTGCGCTGCGCCGCGCTCAGTTCGCGCTGGCGGATTATAAGTTCTTCCCGCGCGGCGATCAGTCTGGCTCGGACTAGTTTCATACCGCAGCCTCAAGCAAATCAATCGAATACTGTAGAAAATCTTCCTTCGGTAAATTCCGCAGGAAGTAAACCGGATCGGGTTCGTTACGGTACTGATGCGGGCGGTCTGGGCCATCAACCGCGCTATACGCCCAGAAGTCGCCGTGGTTGGTCAGCACGATACGCCGGTCGATGATGCGTTGTTCGTACAAGCGCATGAGTCTGCTGGACAACGTGCGCCGGTTAACGCCGGGGAACGACATATCCAGCAGGGTGGACTCGCCGTTCTCGCGTAGAAAATCAATGATTTCTTTCATCTGATCACCTTTTCAATGAAATTTCTCGCCAGCGGTTGCTTACCCAACAGCCAACCCTGCACCCGACCCATGTCCCAAGTGATAATTTTGAACTGTGGCGGGCGCTGATAGCCCGTACTGATCTGGGACTTGTCCCAGTCTTTGATGAATTTGCCTTTTACGATCATTTGTTCTTCTCCTTCACTGGTCCGTTAAACATGGCTGCGCTAAACGCATCCAGTATCTTTGCTTTGGTAGCTTCTCGCTCTTCCTCTGGGTAGTCTTTGACCGCGTTATCTAAGGCTTCAACCATGTACTCAATCATTTGTTGCGGGGTAATAATCGCGCTCATGTGTTCTTGTTCCGGAGTGTTGCTTCAATTACTTTATAAATTGACCGTCTGGAGGAATTTTGAAATGCGTCATGTATCTCCTCATCCGTCAGCCCAACCCACGGGCGCTGTGGCGGGGGAGTGTCAGGTGTATGCACCATTTCTTCGCTCCCATCATTTTTGATATCCCACACAGCGCCACATACGCAATTCAATGTGTGCGCCACCGGCTCCTGCTCGTCTTTTTCCCAACCCTTTGGTCGTCGCGTAAACCCTGCCTCGCGCAGCTTCTGTGAACGTGTTTTCTTTTCAACCATTGCGTTGTAGGCGTCTTCCAAAAGATTTCCTGTAACCGGCTCTGGTTGCGCCAGCCTATCGCGCAGTGCGCTCCTAAGTTCAAGATAAGCACCGACTGGCATCTCAATATCTAGCGCCTCAAGCGCCTGTTGCATCAGTTCTCTGTCGTTCATGATTTAATCCCGTGTGCGGCTTCGATGGCTCTGGCAAATTTAATAAGTTCCGGCCATCCTCCTGCCAGCGGCTCGGCATCCATTGCTTTAGCGCATTCGCGCATCTCCTCATCCGTCAGCGGCTTGCGCTGTGGTGGGGTGGTGTAGAGCGGCAACCATTCAGAATCAGGCGCACTTGGTTTGCGAACAGGTTTAAAAGAATGAAATTCAGTCCATCCACTTTTACTGTCATACCATGCCACCGGCCCCGGCTCTGGTTGCGCCAGTCTTTTATCCAGTGCGGTGATTGTTTCTTGCAGTTTCATGTCTACGTCGTAATAACGCCATGCGCTTTGAGGCGGGTCTGATGAAAGCACCATGTTGTGTGATGATTTTGCCAATTTCAACGTTTCCAGCGCGTGTTGCATAAGTTCTTTATCAGTCATTTCAACTCCTTAAAACGGTGCGTCTGGCACTTTGGACAGGTCTAGTTTAGGTTTGCGTGGGCGCGGTACTTTGACCACAACGTGTGGGTAGGGCGGCACTGACCACACCCACCGGATGACGTTGCCTTCGTCATCAAGGATTCCGTACTTAAGCATACTTAAACCCGCTCGGTTTGGACTTGTTGAAACACGTTTCGCACTTCCAGCGGAACCCCACGCCTTTTAGCACCGGAACCTTGTGCGTCGCCGGTCGGATGCGGCACTGCTGGCAATTGATGCTTTTTTCAGTTGTCATTTCAGCGCCTCCATAGCAATATCAGACACCGCGCGTTTGTCCTGAAGCGCGCTCCAAATTTTTTCGTCAATTGTCTTCTCAGTTGACATAATGTAGACCCACACGTCATGGCGTTGGCCGCTGCGATGTAGGCGCCCGACCGTTTGTTCGTACAATTCCAGCGACCACGGCAGCGACACAAAGACCATCTTGCAGCCGCCGTGCTGAAGGTTCAGACCGTGACCGGCAGACTTAGGATGCACCGCCAGCAGTTCAATCTCGCCAGCGTTCCAGCGCTCTATGGCGCGGTCATCGTCCAGCGTCACAAGGTTGGCGTACCGGCGGTGCAGTTCCATCAACTCTTCTTGGTATTGGTAGACAAGAATCGTGTTGGCGTGTTGGTTCTCGGATAGCAGATCGTCAAGCGCGTCGAATTTGTGTTTAGAAAACCAGATCGGCGTCTGTTTGGTGATGAACTTACCCGGCACAACACGGTCGGGCGTATGTGAGGTGTCGTACACAAATCCAGACGCCATCTGTTGCAACTTGCCCGTTACCACGCCAGCGTTCATGGCGATGATGTTGGCGCTGTCGTACTCCAACACAAACTCTTTTTTGAGTTTGTTGTAGTGCTCCATCTCCATCTGACAGTTCACGTGGACCGTATGAACGGGCGGCAGCTTGTCTTTGTATTCGCCCGGGTCCAGCACAAAGGTGGCCGGTTGAATCTTCTCCATGACTTGCTTCAGACTACCGGCGCGCGGAACCCACTGGCCGAACTCGGGGTTGAGCAGGATAAAATACTGCTGCATAAACGCGCCCTTGGAACGTCCGAGCAGCGTCTGGTCAACAATTTTGCATTGGCCGAACACATCTTCTAAGCCGTTGCTAGTAAACGATCCGGTCAGACCCCAACGGATCGGGACGTTCTTTATCAGGTTTTCCAACGCCTTGAACCGCGCGCCGCTGGGGTTTTTAAGCCGCGTCAGTTCGTCGAAGATGATGCAGTCAAAGTCCAGGCTGGCGATGGTCTGGATGTTGTCGTAGTTAGTTACGATCACTTGCGCGCCGGAGTCAAACGCTTTCTGGCGCTGCTTAGGCGTACCAACGGCGACGGCGACGGTCAAGTCGGGCGCCCATTTCTTAGCCTCGACCGGCCAGACGCTAGTGGCGACGCGTTTGGGCGCAACGACCAGCGCGTTGCGTTTGAATTTCAAAAGTCCCGACAGCGCGGTTAACGTAATTGCCGTTTTGCCAGCACCTACGGGCGCCAAGATCATCGCCCGGTCGCGTTCGTAGAGGAAGTCGGCGGCTATTTCTTGGTAAGGTCTAAGGACCATTGCTCTATTCCCTGTATGTTCCATATGACTGTGTAGTTTTGGTTTAGCTGGCGCATGGTTGCGCCAAAGAGTTCTTGTAGTTTGCTGAGCCGTCCTCCTTTGGTTTTGAGTTCTACGAACCACACCGACCCGTCCGGCAGGCAAGCCACACGGTCGGCCACGCCACGGTTGCCGGGGCTGGTGAACTTGTACGTCTTGCCGCCCATCGTTTCGACGGCCCAGACGAAGTGGCGTTCGATCTCGCTTTCTTTCATGCCGCCATCCTACACTGCAAAAAAGTTGTTGACAAGGGGTTTCTGTGTGGGTACAGTGGTGACTCCATCAACTGAGGTACTCTCAAATGAAAATTACCCTAGACCGTGAAGAAGTGCAGCGCATCCTAGTCGAATACCTGAACAGCCTGATGCCCAACGGCAACTTCAACGCCTGCGAACTCAAGTGCAGTTCGTACTCCTACTTCCAAAGCGCCGACATCTTCCGCGAGGACAAGCCAGAATGAACTCCAAAGAATATGAAGCCTGCGAAGTCCAGCCGATCTTCTACATCGGCAACTTTATGTTCGTGCCGCACTACACCAAACGCCATCATTGGGTGGCGATTGGCGGCGTGACGCTCACGACCAACCAACTGATCGACCGTGGCGCCAAAGTCAGCATCTCGGCCCTTTGGCAGCGCGGTTGGGTCAAAACCCTGATGGGGCGCAACAACCCGACGATGATGTCGCAGGACGCGCTCAGACACCTGATCGAAAGGAAAGCAAATGCAATTTAATCGCCCCCTCATGTCTAGGCTTGACTATCTGGCGTCCATGGCGATGCAAGGTTTGTTAGCTAACAAAGAACACGCAGAATGGAGTGTTATGGACATAGCTGAAGCTGCTTACGCGATGGCCGAAGCAATGCTTAAAGAAAGGCAAAAATATGCACTCTAATATCGTAGGCGGCTCGACCGCCAAACGGGTCATCAACTGCCCAGGCTCGGTCGGCTTGGTGCAGAAGATGCCCCCGCGGTTGGGCGGTAAAGATGCTGACGCGGGCACGTTGTGCCACAACGCGATGGCTGCGCTTCTTGAAGATCCGTCGCTTGAAATTAAGCAAGTGCTAGGGATGAAGTACAACGATCAGACCATGACTGAAGACCTGATCGACGAGAAGATCATCCCGGCGATGGCGGCGCTTAACGACATCGACCCCAACGGCGACATGCAGTACCGCGTCGAAAGTCATGTCAACTTCGGCACTTTGCTGCCCGGAGTTTTCGGGTCTGCTGACCTGATCGGCAGGATCAAAGACCGCGCCGTTGTGCTCGACTGGAAGTTTGGCCGCAACGAAGTAGACGTCGAAGAAAACGAACAGTTGCTCTTCTACGCCGCTGCTGCTATGCGAACCAAAGGGCTGGAATGGGCGTTTAAGGATGTCCAAGAAATTGAATGCGTCATTGTTCAGCCGCCAGCAGTCAAGCGGTGGACGACCACGGTCGCGCGCGTTAAGCAGTTTGAGCGTGATTTGGTCGCGGCGGTTACAACGTCGGCGCATTCATACGCGCCGCTGAACGTTGGCGAGCATTGCCGCTACTGTCCAGCCAAACCGATCTGCCCGCAGATGACCGGCGCGGCAGAGCGGGCGCTGCGGATGCAGATCAAGGACTTGGACCCCGCGAAGATCGGCGAGTATCTAGCGACCGCCGACCTGATCGAACGTTGGGTGACAGACCTGCGCGATCTCGCGCACCAGATCCTTGAGGCTGGCGAGTCGGTGCCGGGCTACAAGTTGGTCCCCAAACGCCCGACGCGCCAGTGGGTCAACGAAGAAACAGCGCAGCAGGTGCTGATCGACGCGGGCATCTCAGAAAACGATCTGTTCGATACGGTCATGCTGTCGCCCGCAAAGGTTGAAAAACTTTTAAAAGCGCGTAAACTGAGTCTCCCCGATGACATTGTAGTCGCGGTGTCGTCGGGAACCACAATCGCCCCGGAGAGTGATCCCCGGCCAGCGACTGTGTTCCTCCCCGAGCAGATGAAATCTGCTCTTCTTAAACTAAGGTAAGTCATGTCTAATTTAGTAGCGTTCAATAAAGCTGGTCTTCCCGCTCTTGCAGCAATCGCAACGGCTATCAAAACCGTTGCAGCCCCCGCCGCCGCTGGTGGTTCGGTCATCCTGAAAATGGACAAGACCGGCCACTGGGTCTACGGTGCTGATCAGACTGAAGTTGAGCCTGATAGCAAGTGGGCAATAAACCCTTTCTCCTTTGTGCATGGCGTGATCGCATGGGGTGACGGGGTTGTGTTAGGCGAAAAGATGGTTGCACTCACTGACCCGTTGCCAGAAATGGACGACGCGCCTCCTAACGCCGCGCGTGGGTGGGAGAAGCAGGTCGGGTTTAGCTTGAAGTGTCTGACTGGTGAAGACAAGGGCCTAGAAGCCCGCTATACGGCGACTTCGGTCGGCGGCAAGCGGTCCTTTGAAGCCCTAGCGTCTGCGTTTGCCAATCAGGTGAGCCAAGACGAAAGCAAGCCGGTGCCGGTCGTGCTGCTCAAGAAAGAGCACTATCAGCACAAGTCGTATGGCCGTATCTACACTCCCATTTTTGAGATTGTAGAGTTCGTGTCGATGGACGGCCCATCGGAAGAGGAAGAGGAAGCCCCCGCGCCGACGCGTCGCCGTCGTGCAGGGTAAGTGATCCTTTGGGTTGACTTCGAGACCCGTAGCCCCTGCGACCTGAAGGTCGCGGGGGTTTACAATTACGCGCAGGACTTAAAGACGGAAGTCATCTGTATGTCCTACGCATTCGGTGACGCTGATGTCCAGACATGGACGCCCGATCAGCCGTTTCCCGACTCAGTTAAAAACCACAAAGGCCAGATTCGCGCGCATAACGCCGCGTTTGAGCGCCTGATCTTCTGGTATGTGCTTCAGATCAACTTCGATCTTGAGCAGTTTTATTGCACCGCAACACAAGCCCGCGCCAATTGCGCGCCGGGTTCGCTTGAGGACGTCGGTCGCTTCGCTGGTGCTGATATGAAGAAAGACCGCCGAGGCGATTACCTCGTGCGGCAGTGCTGCGTGCCGCCCTATAACGACAAGTTGATCCCAGAACTGATTGAGTATTGCGAGCAAGACGTGCGCGCTATGCGCGCCGTGAGCCTCGCTATGCGTCAGTTGTCCGACGATGAGTTGCTCGACTATCACGTCAACGAGCGCATCAACGACCGTGGCGTGAAGGTTGACATTGCACTATGCAAGGCCGCCATTCGCTACGCTGACGCGGAAGTCGAGGAAATTCAAGCGATTGTTTCCGAGATCACTGGCGGGCTGGCCGTGCGCTCCCCACGGATGCGCGAGTGGGTGTTGGCGCGTGTCACGGACGAACAGAAGAAGTTGATGTGGGTTGGCGAGCGCTATAGCATCGACAAGGCCGTTCGCGCTAATCTATTGGCGTGCGATGACCTAGACCCAGATGTGCGTGAAGTGGTGCAGTGCGCCGATGATCTTTGGGCGTCCAGCATCGCAAAGTTCAAACGCTTGCAGGAGTTGGCTGATGTTGAAGATGACCGCGTACGAGGCGCGTTTGTTTTTGCTGGAGGATCTGCGACTGGCAGAGCTTCAGCCTATGGAGCGCAGGTTCACAACTTCACCCGCAA